GAGATTGATCTTGTTATCATTGACTCAGATTCATCTTTAATCCCTAAGAAAGTCTTAGATGGTGAGGTGGGTGATAGTTCTATTGGTAGAAAGGCTAAGCTTAACAGTGATGTCTATCCTAAGTTAAAGGGTATTCTATCTAAGCATCAGACATGTGTTATTGTCGTAAGTCAATATCGTGAGAAGATTGGTGTAATGTTTGGTGATCCTAGAACAACTCAGGGAGGTCATGCATTAAAGTTCTATAGTGATGTGCGCGTAGAAGTTAGCAAGACTCTTGCTAAGGAAGGTACAGAAGCTTATGGCAATCTCACCAAGATTAAGACTATCAAGAACAAGATGGCTCCTCCATTCAAAGGTGTAGAGTTTGAGATCTTGTTTGGCGTAGGTATTGATCGCATGTTAGAGATTATGGACATGGCTAGTGACCTTGCAATCTTGCGTAAGTATGGTAAGACTATTACATACAATGAGATCAAGTATGAGCTTGACGAGTTTAGAACTCTATTAACAGACAATGAAGAATTCTTTGACAAACTACGTCAGGATATTGTGGATAAAATTAATAACGTAAACGAAATAAACGAAACAGAAGATGAAGATACACTTCAAGAAGTTGAATCCAGAGGCACAGAAGCCTAAGTTTGGCAAACCAGGAGATGCAGGTGCAGATCTTGTAGCTACAGTTGCTTGGGCAACAGAGTCTCAAATAGTATATGGTACAGGACTTGCTGTAGAGATACCAGAAGGAATGGTGGGACTTGTGTTCCCACGTTCCTCTGTACGTAACTACGCACTAAGTATGGCTAACTCTGTAGGTGTAATAGATAGTGGATATAGAGGTGAGATAATGGTAACATTTAATATTAAAACTAACCACAATACTAGAGAACTATATAAAATAGGTGATCGTATTGCTCAGCTAGTAATCATACCAGTACCATTAGCAAAATATGTAGAAGTAGAAGAATTATCAGAAACTCAAAGAGGAACAGAAGGACATGGCAGTACTGGCAGATGAACCAACACCAGGCTTAGAGGAATTCAAAGCTAAGCTACAAAAAGTTACAGATTGGTATACAGCTAATAAAGATGTAATAAAAATGACAGCAAAAGAGAGACTAGAAATGGATGAACGTGGTCAGATAAGTCAAATAGTTAATTTACAAAAGCAAATACGTGAAGAAATACAAGAAAAAGATCTCTATGGAGCACGTAAAGTAATAAAAGAAATAGTAGATAGAGAGATGGTCAATCATCCTGATCATTACCAAGGAAACAAGTTTGAGGTTATTGATGTAATCGAAGACTACGATCTTGGATTCAGTTTAGGTAATGCTATCAAGTATATCCTTAGAGCTGATGCAAAAGGTAATAGGAAACAAGACCTCAAGAAAGCTATCTGGTACATTCAAAGAGAGATAGATCGTGAAGACGTGTAGTGTAGAAGGTTGTGAGAAAAATGTATGGAGTAAGGGCTTATGTTTGAATCATATCAAGCGTAAGCCCATCACTCCTAAACGTGGAGGGCTCTTAGTAGCTAAGCGTGATATGTTTGTGCAGAAGACTAAGATAGAAACAATGAGAAACTTATTCTTGGAAATCTGGAAAGAGCGCAAACATTACTCAGAAGTGAGTGGAGATTATCTAGGAGGAGAAGCATTATCAACATTCTTTCATCATATCCTTCCTAAGAGTAAATATCCTGAACTACAATATGATAAATCTAATATTATTTTATTAACTTTGGATGAACATACTGATGTAGAATCATGTATGTATAAATTTGAAGAGGTTAACAAGAGACGTATTGAACTTTTAAACAAAATAAACCAATGACAAATCAATTTTTCTACACTCGTAAAGAGGGTGATAAAGAGCTTATAGACTCTTTTAATGTAAACAAAGTAGTTCGTAGTATTGCATTTGATGATGAGATAGTAGTATTGCTAGATGATATTCATGAGCGTGTTGAAGAGGTTCCTACACTTAATCCTAAGACTGGTAAAGTGATAGGCGTACAACGTAAGCGTGACATCTTCCAATCAGATATTCATTTGAAAGGTGATGATATTGTAAGATTTAAGAAACTAACTAACATTGAATTCTAATGACAGATTTTAAAAAACTACGTGGTAACAGATTGTTACTAGACCTTCCTAAGAAAGATGAAGGTAAACTTATTGTGGATGAGAACACAAAAGAAGCTCTTGAAAGAGAAATGATGCAAAAACTTAATAAGCTTATAGTACATGCTGTAGGTGATCTTGTTTCAGATATCTTTGAAGGTGATGAGATATTGGTAGATCCAGCATCTTTAGGTAAAGCACCAGTGATTCCTATCAATGGTGAGAATAAATTATTAGTATCCCCATTTGATGTAATTCTTGTATGGTAAATACGATATTTTTCTATTGGGATGGTGCCATTTGCGATTCTCGTAGAAAGATATTAAATGATTGTATATATTCTACAAGAATATTCAATCCTCATCATACAATAATTCTCGTATCAAATAGTTTAACAGAAAAAGATTTTAATCCCAAGTATAGAATATTAGTTCATACTTGGGATTATTCTTTATTTGACAATACACCTTTACCTAAATCATTAATAGAACAACACTATATAAACGCTCATCCTAGAGAACGTTCAGATTTAATTAGACTTGTCTTATTATATAAATTTGGAGGTAGTTATATAGATACTGATGATATAGCAATCAAACCAATAAATCAATCAAAAGTAAATTTAGTATGCAGATCATACGATCCACATACATGTCACTATAATAACCTTGTTCCTGAAGACTGTATTGAAGGTAGATATAGAGAAATATCAGGGTATGATGATATTAACATATTTCCAAGAAATGATTGTTGGTTGAACTTCATACCTAATAGTCAATTTATTTATTCAATATTATCCAATCCTAAAGTAGTAAATTCTGATAAAGCATTATACATAGGAGATAACACATCTTGGCAATCACTTACATTAGAATCATGTAAATCTAATCAGATAGGAGTAGATTATAATCTAGGGTTAACTCTTTTATATTTATACGAAGACTTTGTATCAGCATCCTCTCCTTGGGATAGATGTGCACATGGTGGAGAACTATGTGACATCTGGAAAAAACTTCCTAACATTGATGATTACGAATGGGGATTTTATAAATGCGATAAACAAACAGCAATGTCTTTTTATAAAGAAGTGTATGACAAGTATCCATATTTATCACATATGTGGCTTCATTCTAAAGATATGAAAGAAGACTGGCTGATAGATAAGCTAGATGAAACTCAAAAATATAATATATCTACATGGATATATGATGAAATTAAAAAACAAATCAATAAATGATATCTGTATTAACAATAACTTATCAAAGACATGAGCTTCTGGAAGAGGCTATTGAATCATTTTTAAAACAAAGTGAACACTTTGAAATGGTTGTAGTTAATGATAGCCCTAAGGTGGAGTACGTATATGATCATTCAAGAGTTAAGATAATTAACTGTAAAGAAAGGTTTCCATCTATAGCTGCTAAGTTAGAGTGGGGATATAAACAATGTACACATAATTATATATATCGTCTTGATGATGATGATTTAATTGGTCCTGAAGGATTAGAACTAATGGCAAAATCAATTATTGAAAATCCTGGACATGAAATATATAGAAGCAATGCACATTATTTCTTTGTAGATAACAACTATCAAACAACTAATGATAATATTAATAATGGTAACTGCTACACTAAAGATTATCTAGGTAGAATAAAATGGCCTGATAAGAGTGGTGATGAAGATGCTGATATTACATTTGCTCACAATGCTGATATATTTACTATACCTAAACCAACAATGATATATAGATGGGGAATGGGTACATTACATATATCAGGGATGGGAACTCTTCCAAGTAAAGATGTATTAGAAAGAACAGATCAAGTTCTAAATAAGGAAGAAGGTATTATAAATCTCAGTCCACATTTCAATAAAGATTATTATAGTCAATTGTAAAAAGAAAAAGGAGGCCAATGGTCTCCTTTTTTACTTAACAAAATGAATCACAAATTTAATCGAAACGAACAAAAATCTATTTAGAAAGTCTTTTTTGTTTTAAAGGCCACATCTTACTCTTAAGACGTGCTGGTGTATCAGCCTCCCTCATATAATTACCATCAACTGGTTTAGGAGGTGCTACCTTAGGAGCCTTTGCAGGTTTGTGCATCTTTAGCACAGGTTTTGTTTTCTTACTTGCAGCCATATTTACATTTTTTCATAGCACCACCTTTCTTCATCATAGGAGTATTCATCATACTTGTACCCATCATTGCTTTCTTCATAGAAGCACCATGTTTAGCTTTGTTTTTCATTGTAGCACCTGCAATACGATCTGCAGCAGTAATACCATAATTATCATCAACGCCAGCTTTAACTGATAATGCACCAAATTCTCCACCAACTTTAGCTTTCTTAAGTTTAGAACCATTTCTAGACATTCCACCAACAGTTTTTTCACGAGGTCCAACTTTAGGTCCATTATAATTAGCTCCACCACTTTTTGTACGTGGTAACTTATCATACGATCCTGGAAGGAAGTCTGCAGGAGTTTGATTCCCTGCTTTAGGTAATGGTTTTGCCTTAACTTTAATTTTAACAGATGCACCACCTTGTGCTTTTTTCATTGCTTTCATATTATTTCTTTTTAGACATTGTACCACCATTCTTTTTAAAACCCATTTTATTTCTTACAGCTTTAGGAAGTTTTGCTAAACCAGGTTTTTTAGTTTTATCAACAGGCTTTAACATACCACCCATCTTTTTTTCAGGAATCTTATCAAGATCTGATTTATTAGCTTTACCTGGACCACCTGTTCTCATTCCAGCAGTCATTAATGCTTGAGGAGTGAATGCAGCTTTTATAGCAGTGTTTCCAGCTTTACGAAGAACTTCACCAGTTTTAGTCTTAGCACTATCAGCTTTAAGAAAATCTCTTTTATAGAAGCCTTTTAATTCTTCTCCAGGTGATGATCTTTTCTTAACTTCTCCTGTTCTTGTCATACCTTTATCCACTGTAATGCCATCTTCAGCTTTACGTTTAATAACCTTTTTCATATTATTTCTTTTTAGTTTGAGCTTTTATCTTCTTTTCTTGCTTCAGCATTTCCAAAGTTGGCTTCTTTCCACTTCCTTTGTTGGCACGAATATTATCCCATAAACCACGCTTAGAATATGATCCATCAGCACGTTTAATCATACCACCCATTTTCTTCTTAGGAGCATACATCTTTTCTAATAAATCTAAGTTTGCTAGCTGTGATTTTTTTGATTGACTATCTAATCTAGCAGGTCTATCTGCTCTAGAAGGCAGTGAAGATTGCATAGCTTGTATATTAAAATTACGTCTATCATTACGCATTGCTTTAGCATCAGCAATAAGTGCTTGTTCTTTCTGATACTTTCTTACAGCATCGCCATCTTGAGCTTTCTTTAATACTTTCTTTGCCATGTTAACACTTCCACTTACGTAGAGATTTATTGATACGAGAGTTAGGATCGTTTGCTGTCTTAGCAGACGTTAGTTTCTTTTTCATGCCTGACATCCTAGCACAGAATGATTTCTTACGAGGACCACCTTCAGGTTGTGGAGCTTTAAGACCAGGCTTACCTGGGTTAGCTCTGTTGTAGGAAGCCCTACCTTTTGCATTTAGGCCACCAGAAGGATTCTTACCTTCCTTTCTTTGCCATGCTTCGCTTTTTGCCATAGTCAGGATTATCTTTATGCCACTTCTTAAC